AATAACATGCAAATTATGAGAACCCACCCTGGACATTCTCACAATACGCTATCTTACAGAACTCCCGTTGTGGGAATATTCTTCAAAACAAAACAAACAAGCCAATAATTTTATATGAGGATTTTTTAAAATGGCAATTTCAAATGACATTCTCTCCTCGACACTGCGAATTCTTCTGGACGAAGAGGTTGACAACCTTTACAAGGCAGTTCCTCTTTTGGACAGAATGCGTGAGCAGGGTGGAGTGGAAACGTACGATGGCGGGCAAAAGCTCGACGTCCCATTAATTCTTGAAGAGCACTCTTCAATCACACAACTTTCAAGCGGCTATGAGCCCGTAAATCTCGCAGTTAAGGATGCACTTCGTGTTGGTTCTTACAACTGGTGTGATTTCGTTGCTCCTATCGTTATTACCCGTAAGGAAGAACTTTCAAACAGAGGCGAACGCGCTATCATCAACATTGCTGAAGCACGTATGAAATCAGTTATGGGCCTTCTTAAGCGAGAAGTTGAAAAACAACTTATTGCTAATAGTTCAACTATCCTTACTGAACTTAACACCTTCAATGGTATTTCAGGTGGTGCTGGTTCTGCTACCGGTTTCTTTGAGAACGCTGCTTTCGGCTCTCAATCAAACGTAGTTGGTGGAATTGATAAAGGCACCTTTGGAACCTACAACAATCAATTCCAAGATTTTGCAGGTGATTTAACCACAGGTATGATTTCAAATCTTACTGATCTTTATGTTCAGTGTCAAATCAATACTCCAGATGGTTCAGCTCCAGATCTTATCGTCTGCTCTGCTGATTTCTTCCGTAACTACAAGAACGCTTTGTTCTCTCAAGAGTTCTATGTTGATAACAAATCAGAAATCAACGGTGGCCGATTGGCTCTTAGCTTTGCTGGTGCAATGCTTTATGTTGATCCTTTCCTTCCTGCTAACGGTGACGGAACTGGTGCTGATGACATTCACGCTTACATGTTGAACACCAAGTTTATTAAACTCGGTTTCGATAGTGATGCTCAGTTTGAGATGGAAGATTTTGAGCATATCTCAGGATACGCTTCAAGATCTGCAAACGTTATTACTCGCCTTCAGGCCTATGTACAGCACTTAGGTTCTCAAGGTTTAATCACACTTGGTTCTTAATAGGAGAATAAAATGGCTACTGCTACTACACTACAATACTTAGAAGAAACAGATAGCGCAGGCACTGCTTACAGTTCTGGAACCTCAAACCGACGTCAAATTGAAACCTTTATCGCTGACGGCACAATTGGCCTCGGAGATGTCGTAACATTTGATGTTGTCGCTTCTGGTGGTTCTGAAGTAGTTCTTAAAGTTGTCGAAGCTGCTGCTGACAAATCTGCAATCGGTATTGCACTTAATGCTGCATCTGCTGGTGACAGAGTTAATGTTTGCATCAGTGGTATTTGTGAAGCACAAGTTCAAGGCACTAATAACGCTGGAAATGCTGCTATCGCTGCTGGTGATTATCTTTGTTTAGGTGACACTAATGGAACTCTTTACAAGTTTACTGCTGGTGCTGATGCTATGCCTCACGCCATTGCTGTAGACACTGCAGGTTCTGGTGATGCTGCTGCTCAGAAGACAGTTGTTTTTCTAAAGCAATTCTAAATTAGTTGTAATTTTGGGGCACCCCTGCTTGGGGTGCCCTCTTTACGAAAGGGTAAGAAATGAATTTAAAAGAAATCAGAGATATGGTAGGAAGCATTGTCGATTATGCACCTGAAGTAACTACCTACAAGCAAGAAGTTAATCGCATAATCAATGAAATCTATCTGGATACATTCGCTTCTCGTCCTTGGGAATTCTCTCAGAAAACAATCGATTTATATACGTATCCAGACAAAACAGACACTGAAGCAGAAATTACTCCTTCAGGTACAGCAGGACGCTTTCCAGTAAATCAAGTAAACAATGTATCAGCAGATTTTTATGAGCTGGTAAAAGGTTACACACGTATTGAAGGAAGCATTCTAAAAATTACAGGTGCAACAGACAACCAAAATAACGGCTTATTTATCATTGATAAAGCCGATGACGGTGCTGGCACACTCAGAGTTTCTCGTTTATCAAATACTCCAAGGGTTGATTGGGAAGGTTCTTCTGGTGTTCCCCAAGCCATCTCTATTCAATCCCAACAACGTTACCTTAGGTTACCACCAGATTGTGTTGATGTGCTTTCTGTGGGTATCAGGAATATCGAAGAAGCAGGGATTGGAACCAATGCACTCGGACACTTCTATTCTCTGTCTCGTAAGAAAGACGAAGAGTTGGATTTGCGTCTTGATTTGGAAGGCACACCAACAGATTACGTTATGTATGATAGCTATCCAGAACAGATACTGGATGTGGGCCATTTCACTCCAAGAGCCGGTAAAGATTTCTCTATTACTGCATCTGCTTCAGCAAATAATCAGTTTCCTCCTGGAACTTACAACATAAAAATGGCTTATGAGTGGAGAGGACAGATAGGACAACTGAGTGATGCATTCGCAATTACTGTACCTGCAGGTGAAAAGATAACAATCACAACCAGAAATACCACAGCATTTGGTGTTGATGGATTACGCAAGGTTTTCTTTATTCAGTTAAATGGTGTTTCTATCGGTGGTTTATCACAAACTGAAGATTTCTACAGAGATGTTAAAGGTGTGCAGATTCAAGGATTAGGAACCACACAGGGCTTTAACTACTTCGTAATTGATGATGTGGGCACTTCAACTGATTTCCCTGCAGATACCTTTGGTGGTGGTGCTAATGCTCTGGCTACCAATCCAGATAAACTTCTGTTTATGCCACGCGCTGATACACAATACAGAAACGCACAGAGGATGAGATTGTTTCCTCGTCCTACTGCACAAACTCCAATTCGAATAAGGTATATGTATGTTCCAACACTTCTTGAAGACGATTTTGATGTGCCTGATATGCCTTCTGATACACATCGGTATCTCGTTTATCGAACCTGTGAAGAAGTATTTTTCAAACACGGAAACGAAGGCCAAGCAGATTACTATCGAAGAAAAGCAGATAAAGAATACGAAAAGATTAGTTCCAGATATCTAACACAACGATCTGCACTTTACGTGAAAGGTGATTACCGAGCAGGTGAATTAAGGCCACGTCCATTTAGGAACCTGACACACTTAGGATAGGCAATGCAAATCTCTCTTAAAAACGAAATCTACCCACAGTTAGGCTTAAATCAAGAGCTACCACAGCCACCTAATTCAGCAACTTCTATCACTAACTTTCAATACAATGATCAGTTTAAAACTTGGCATAATCGTATTGGATTTGAAAAGTATTTCACAAATAGAAGTATTCAGGCAGTTTTTGGTTCAGCTGGTTCTGTGGATAGTGTTTACAACTGGAGCACTCACGGTGGTGCCAGAACTTGGCTTTACTTTGAATACAATGGTAAGCTTTACTATGTCAATGGCTCTAAAGGTTTCACAGGAGATCCAAAAGAAATTGTCATAAATAATAGAAGCAAATCATTACATCAAACACATTACAATCCGTTTGGTGATTATCTGGTAATCTGTAATGGTAAAGACAATCCTCTTATGATAAAGAACGGTGATAAACTTTACAGATTAGGATTGCCAGTTCCTTCAACACCTAACCCTCTTAATCCGCGTTTGATTGATAATGATACATCAGATCCGGATTTTACTAATTCTTGGGGATTAAGTGGTGCTGATTTCTTTGCATCTGAAGAATTATTGGATAGCTTTGCATCTTACACACGCAGAAGCTTAAGGATAAATTTTGATAACTTTCAAGGTTTAGGTTCTGAATTTGCAGGTTTAGCACCAGCAGATGGTTTAGCACAAGAAGATCCTGCAACTTATCAATGGCGTTGTTCATTTGTTTTTGAAGATGGTAGTGAAAGTGCACTATCTGAAGCAAGCAAACAGATTAAATGGAAACTTAAAGAACAACTTATTGGAACAGCAAACACTGGAACAATACGCCCTTGTATTGCTTTATCAGACATACCAACAGGCCCAAAGGGAACTGTTGCCAGAAGAATCTATCGCACACAAACATTAGGTTCTGAGTTCTACTTTGTTGCAACCATCCCTAACAATACTCAGAGAACTTATGTGGATTACCACTCAGATGAGATGTTAGGAGCTTTTGCACCCACATCTGATACACATTACCTTTTTCCTGCAAATACCGCACGTTTCAGCGCCACATACAACGGAAGATTATTCTTGGATGGTGGCCCTGGACAAGACAGAATCATTTACTATTCAGAACCTGGAACCATCAATCAATACGGAGCCAATAACTTCTTTGATATGGGAACCTTTGGTGGTGGAAGCATTACAGGAATGATAAGCTATTACAATCAATTGCTTGTTTTCAAAGAGAACGGTATCGATATCATCCTCTCAGACAGTGCAGGTATCTTACAGGCTCGTCCATTTGTGCAAGGTATTGGTTGTCAATCAGTTCATTCAATCGTATCTGTGCCTAACTTAGGTGTTTTCTTTATCAACAAAGCAGGCATCTATCTAATCAGTGGTGGATATGATGCTGATACATTAAAGCTTACCAAAGTAAGTGAAGGTATCTCAGGATTGTTTGAACAAGTAAGTGAGAATGCTCTACGATTTGCAAGATGTGCTTACTCACATAAATACAGAGAAGTTCATTTCTACCTCTCCACAGACGGATCTGCTACCCTCGATACTGGATTGGTATTTCACATCGAGACAAGTTCTTGGAGTATCAGGAATGGCTTCCCAGTTAAGTGTATCACATCGAATAATGATGGTATGTTGGTGTTCGGTTCAAACTTTGAAGGTGTGGCTGCAGAAGGTGATGACATCAATCGTGGTTTGTTTGTAAGTAGCAACAAAAGAAATGCAGGTTATCAAATCAGTGATGATACAGAAGTTGCTAAAGGCCCACTAACTTCTGAGTTTAGAAGTTCTTGGCATGATTTTGGATATGGGCCAACCAAGAAGTTTATCAAATACATCTA